CTCATTAAGAAATTCGGCGACCAGCCAGCAACTGACCCTGAAATTATACACGCAATCGAGCTAGGAAAGCCCTTGCCAGGGCTTTTAGGCAACAGAGCAGTTGTTACAGCAATGTCAATACCGAATTTCAAATTTTCATCATTAAAAATTAGGGAAGGTGTTAAGATTAAGCTTAAAAACTTTGTTTCCCCGCCGTTGTTTAAGACTGATCCTATGGCACTATCCCAAATCAAAGGATGGAACGAGCTTAAGAAGGGACTGGTAGTTCTCTATCCAGGACCCGTCCAGCTTTGTAAGCTTGAAGGCTTCCCAATATTCTTTTTAGCAAAAGACTGCCCTTTCACTTTCTTAGTTGCAGTGCGAGAAAGAATGTTGAGACCCAAAAATCCTTGTAACTTACCCCTAAATTTGATCTCACACTTACCACCGATACATGCAGTAGTCAAACCCGCCGACATCACAGACTGGGTCCAGAATAGGCAACCTCGTTTGAGGAAGACTTGTATGGACATCCTTGAAAATATTTCTGCAGGTTTGATCGATTACAAAAGAATATCTCAATTAAGCTGCTTTGTTAAGGATGAAGTGTTAGAAAAACTGTCTCCTCGCATCATCTCTTCACCTTCTCAAGAGTTCAATTGTTATTTTGGACCTTGGGTATCAGTTTTAGAGAGACAATCTAAAGAAATGATGGCAGGACACTTTCCCAACGTCGCCTTTACTGGAGGCATGACGCCATTACAAAAGGGGCAATTTTATCATGATCAAATCATGACCGGCACATATGTGGTCTACGATATCGATGCTACTAAATGGGATGCTTCTGTTCCCGATCAGTGGCTAGATGCTTTAGATGACTACTACATGGAGTGTGGCTGGACCGACAGGGCATTCCTTAACACTCGGAAAAACTACAAAATTAAAAAACAGTTTAAGTCCGGGTGTGAAGTCACAGTTTCAAATATCGGACGCTTTGTTGCTTCAGGCACACCAGATACTTACATCGGGAACTCGTTGATGAATTTAGTATTCCTTAAATCTATTGTTGAAAAATATTCATCCACCTCGTTCTCAAGTTGCAGAGTCATGATTTGTGGGGACGATGCTCTTCTAGCTGTACCCATCCATCACAAAATACCAGATTTAGCCAAAAAACTATCCACATGTGGAATGGAATTTGAAGTTGAAGAACACGACTGTAAAGACATCACAAGAATCAAATTTTGCAGCGGTGTATT